AGGGAAGAAGTTCGCTAAAATGCAGAAGACTGTTGCCTCTAAGGTTATTGTTGCGGCTGCAGAAGCCACCCTTAATCAAGGAGCTGAAGTCCCTGAGTCTATGCGTTCTACAGTTGAACTAGCTAAGGCTTGGTTATTACAGATGGAACAAGAAGAACCCTGTCCGAGCTGCAAGGTAAGCTGTGGAAATGACTGGTGTTATACAAAGGATAAGAAATGAATATTAAAGAACTAATTGAAGTGGCTAAAGAGAAAGACCCTAAGTTTAAGAAGCAAATAGAGCACCGACTAGAAAAACGTCAGAAAGCTCCTGAATTCGACTGGCTTATGGGTAAACTAGAAGCTATTCTAGGTAAAGATTATATTAAGAAAGCAGCGTATGCTGAGATGATTAGACTCCAAACTGCTGATAATACTGAAGAAGTAGGATAATATGGCTGAAAAAAGCACAAAAGCTGAAGTAAATCAACGAGTTAGCGAGATAGAAGTACTCATTTTAGAGGGCAGAACAAGAACTTACATTCTTCAATATGCTTCAAAATGGGATGTTTCTGATCGTACTGTCGATGAGTATACTGCTACAGCCAAGGATCGCGTTAAAGAGGTCTCTAAGCTGTCTTTACAGGATAACCTAGGGATGGTACTGTCTAACTATTGGGACCTCTACAGGGTTGCTAGAGCGTCTGGTGACGTTAAGAATAGTTTAGCTGCTTTAGGTAGTATTGCTAAGATTACAGGACTGGAACAATCTACAGTTAATCTAATTGTGGAAGATAAACGTGACCTCGAGACTCTAGGTAATGACGAGCTTAATAATGCTTTAGAAGAAGCTATGAAAGGTATACAATAATGTCTCCTAAAGATAAGGCTAAGAACAAACGATTGATTGCTAAGTATGGTATTACTCTAGATGAGTATAATCAGAAGCTTAAGGATCAGAACGACTCTTGTGCCTTCTGTGGCAAGCATAAGGATAACTTTAAACGTGCCTTACATGTAGATCATAATCATAAGACTGGACAAGTTCGTGGTCTAGTATGCTTCTATTGCAACTCCCAGTTGATTAGAAAGCACAACAAACATACTGCTAAGTTACTGAAATTATATATGGACGTACATGAACCCTAGTCTAGCACAACTACAAAAAGAAGCATGGTTCCGTGGTAATCTATCGTGGAAGCTTCATAGTGCTCAGAAAGTAATTGATACAACCTTCAAAACATCAGAGAAACAGCTATTTATTGCCAATTGCTCCAGACAATGGGGTAAGTCCTATTGGGCTGTATGTAAGGCAGTAGAACTAGCTATTAAGAACCCTAACTCCCAGATTAGATATGGAGCAGCATTCCATTCCGATCTAGTAGAGTTCATTATCCCAGCATTCGATAAGATATTAGATGATTGTCCCACAGCTATTAAAGGTAAGTACCATAAATCAGGTAGTTCCATCATATTCCCTAACGGCAGTAAGATTAAGCTTGTCGGACTAGATAAGAACCCCAATGGTATGAGAGGTAACACTCTAGACCTCGTAATTCTAGATGAATGTGGATTTGTCAGTAATTTAGACTACTTATACAAGTCTATTATCATTCCAGCTACAATGCACAGACCTAACGCTAAGATTATTCTAATCAGCACACCTCCAGCTACCCCAGCTCATGCCTTCATTGACTACTGTCAGAAAGCAGAACTAGAAGGTGGCTATTGTAAGTTCACCATCTATGACAACCCTAGGATTGATGAAGAAGTCATTGCTAGACTTAAACAAGAGTCAGGCGGAGAGCATACTACTACGTGGAGACGCGAGTATCTATGTGAATTTGTTACAGATAGCGACTTAGCTATTATCCCTGAATGGGACGATGAGTACATACAAGTACCTCCAAAAGATGAATACTATGGCTACTACCATAAGTATATTGGCATGGACTTAGGCGTTAAAGACTTAACTGCTGTCATCTTCGGTTACTATGACTTTAAGAAGGCTACTCTGTTCATTGAAGATGAGTTCGACACTAATGGTAACACAGGCATCAATACTGAGCTATTAGCCTCTAGGATCAAGCTTATGGAGCTAGAGCTATGGGGACAAGGGAATCCTAAGGAAATGCCTCCTAGCACCCCTTTTAGAAGAATTAGCGATAACAATAACCCAATGCTTATGGCAGACTTCTCAACTCTCCACAATCTAGTATTCATGCCTACAAACAAGGACACATTAGAAGCTATGATTAACGAAGTGCGTATTCTAGTACAGAACAAACGTATTGTAATTAGTCCTAAGTGTGTGAAACTTATAGGATGTCTCAAGTATGGTGTATGGAACACTAAGAAGTCCCAGTTTGCAAGATCAGCTACTTATGGTCACTTCGATCATCTCGCTGCCTTGATCTATCTGGTGCGTAACTTAGCAGTACATACTAACCCTATTCCAGTTGACCATTCATTTGAAAATCACCGAAGCTGGTTAGGTAACGTAAAGAACCAACGTCAAAATACCCATAACGCTAGGACAGTAGGCAAAGCCTTAATCCCCGCTAAACCTAAAATAAAGTACTAATTATGTATAGAGCTGAATACCAAAGACAATACAAGATAAAGAACAAAGAATCTCTACAGATTAAACGCAAAGCTTACTACCAAGCTAATAAAAAGCGTATACAGGAAGAAAGAGAAGCTAATCCAGACAAGAGAAAGACGTACCATCTTAAAGTTACATACGGTATAACCCTTGAAGATTACAAGCAAATGCTCGCTAATCAGAACGAATGTTGTGCCATATGTAAGATTCCTCAATCTGAACTCCCAGTTGATCTAGCTGTAGACCACTGTCATAAAACAAATAAAATCAGAGGGTTACTGTGTGCTAAATGTAACCTAGGATTAGGTAACTTTGAAGACTCGGAAGATAGCCTATTACAAGCTATCAAGTACTTACGTGATTAATACTTCAATATATAAGTTAGTGTTACAGCCATGCCTAAGTCTAACTATAAATAACGCTGTATTGAAGGTAGACTGTCAGTTCGTAGAACATATTAAGCTAGGTAAATCCGCCCATATGTTTAGTAACCCGACTAGTCTTATAGTTGCAGTACCATTAGTAAGTCGTAACAGTTTGTTTCTAGCTTATTCTGACCATGACCTAACATACCTTAACGGGTGCCTTCATGGGGACGATCTTACTACTAAATGCATCGCTTCTGTCCCACTTGCTTTACTATATGTTAGTAAAAAGGGCGGAGTGTGTCTTATTAATACTTTAGATCAGGAGATCAGATGTCATTTATAGCTCAAATCACCGTAATTAAAGGAATTTCCAATGAAGAATAGAAGTCAATTCAAGCCATACTGGGCTAGTGTACCTGAGCAAGAGATTGCAGATGAGATTCTAGATAGAGTACAGAAGTACTACGAGTATCTTAGCTTATCAGGTCGTCTTGACCTTTATCGTCGTTCATGGAGCTATTACTACCGTCCTAGATTGACTGGTGGTATGCTAGGTGGATCAGGAGAACAGGGAGAGTTAACTACCCTTTCTATTAACCATTACCGTAACTTACTCCTACATTTAGAGACAATGACTACCCAACAACGTGCAGCATTTGAGCCTAGAGCTACGAATACTGACGTTAAGTCACAATCACAGGTTATCCTTGCAACTGGTCTATTAGACTATTATATGCGTGAGAAGAAGCTTGAGCGTAACATTAACCAAGCTATTAAGGAAGGTCTAATCTTCGGAGAGTCTTTCGTTAGAGCTGAATGGGATGCTACAAGTGGTGAGATTTACGGACAAACATCAACTGGAGCAAACATCTACCAAGGTGACATGAAGTATACTAATTACTCTCCATTGGATGTAACTCGTGACTTCACTAAACAATCTCCGGGTCAAGATGACTGGTATATCCTACGTGACTTCCAGAACAAATACACATTAGCAGCTAAGTTCCCAGAATTACAGGAAGAAATCCTAAGTGACTCTGGTGATCTACTTGAGCTTATCAGAACTACTACATTGAATGCATTAGCTCTTGATGACTCAGATAACGTTGCAGTCTATACAATGATCCACAGACCTACTCCAGCTCTACCAGAAGGACGTTATACAACATGTCTAGATAATGGTACAGTAATGATGGATGGTCCAATCCCTTATAAAGAGGCTCACGTTTATCGTGTTGCTCCAGATGAAGAGACTGGGACAATCTTCGGATATACAGTAGGTTACGATCTATTGCCTATTCAAGAGACTGTAGATATGCTTTACAGTACTGTTGCCACTAACCAAGCTACATTCGGTGTTCAGAACATTCTAGTCCCTAAAGGACATGACTTGTCTACTAACCAGATCAGCGGTGGTCTTAACATTATGGAATATGATCCTCAAGTTGGAAAGCCTGAGGCTATGAACCTTACAGCTACTCCTCCTGAAATCTTCAATTTTATCGGACAGTTAGAACGTTTAGGTGAGACTATCTCTGGGGTTAACTCAGTAGCTCGTGGTAATCCTGAAGCTTCTCTTAAGTCTGGTGCTGCCCTTGCTCTAGTTCAATCTCAAGCTATTCAGTTTAGTATGGGTCTTCAGAGATCATATGCTCAACTAGTAGAAGACTTAGGAACTGGTACAATCAACATCCTTAAAGAGTATGCTGCCGTTCCAAGAGTTGCAGCTATTGCTGGTAAATCTAATCGTCCATTGATGAGAGAGTTTACTGGAGATGATCTTACAGCTATTAACCGCGTAACTGTAGACATGGGTAATCCTATGACTAGAACTACTGCTGGTAAGGTAAACCTTGCTGAACAGATGCTTAATTTCAACATGATTGAGAACCCAGACCAATACATTCAGGTAGTTACAACAGGTAGACTTGAACCAGTTATTGAAGGTAAACAAGCACAACTACTTCTTATTAAAGGTGAGAATGAAGAATTGTCAGTCGGTAAGCCACAAAGAACCCTCGCAACAGATAACCACGCTAAACACATACTGGAACATGCTGTGGTATTATCTAACCCTGCTATCCGTCAAGACCCAAACAATCCTATTGTTGCTGTAACATTGGCACACATTCAAGAACATATTATGATGATGAATGATCCCAATATTCAACAGCTTATGCAAGTATTACACCAAGAAGTAGTACCTAACCCTCAAGCCGTACCTCAAGCAGCTCCAGTATCTGATATGATGAATGCTCAACCTGCTGTAGTGCAACAAGCTGGGGAAGTTAACATGCCTAATGCTCCTCAGCCACCTGCTGGGACAGATGTTAGATCACAAGAAGTAATTGCCGAACAAGGTGCTAAAATCCCTCAAGGCTAATAATGATTAGACGGTATGAAGATAGCGATTATGAAACTGTTGAAGCGTGGGGTAGAGACTGGGGAGCTAGTTATCT